CCGGTGGAGTCAGCGCAGACCTGTGCATGATGAATGCCAGTAGCAGATCACCAACTACCGTAAGCGCAGGTATTGTCTCTGACACTGTAGTTGATGACGTCTGTATGGTTGTACCAGACGCATCAACAAAGCTCACCACTGCGTCACTTTGAGCCAACTGTAGATACTCTACTGAGAATTGCCTAAGCGTTATAGTATTGGATGAACTGGCTGCACTCCACTGTGCAGTAACTGATACTGGGGAAGAAGTAGAAGTATTGATAGTTACAGGGGCTGTGCTGAACAATGATATAAGGCTGGTCGTGCCGGCAGCAGTGGATAACATTGCAAAGCCATGTGCCTCAATAGTTCCTGATGAACCTACCGACATTACAGTAATGCGGATTTCCAGGTTCCACCCTCTATTAGATATTCCGCTACCAGTTGTGATTGCTCCAGTAGCTGCGACTGTGACTGAACCTATCTTTATCTTTATGTTCAAAGTGGGTGTTCCGGTGGTGCCGTATGTGCCTGCGCACTTAACCACCATCAGGTCACCCGGTCTAGCCACTATAGGAGAATCAAAAACAGGCGCTGAAATTGATGTAAATGCAACCTCTGAAGTGGTATTAATTATTGTGTCTCCAGACGGCTGCGTATCCTTGCTGTGAAGCAGTGATGTGAAGATGTCTCTAGGACTCTTCCAAAGCAAGCCTAACGACTTCGATGAGTCAGCCGTCAGAATGTTTGTGTCATCACCAACAGATAGGGCGCGCAGATCAGTGCCGTCATGGGTGAGAATATCTCCGGCGCTGGAAATAGGTAGATCTAAGTCGACAAGGTCTACCAGGTCTGACCCAACTACGTTTTTTGTTGCAGGCGGTGAAGTATCCAATACCTGGAAGATTGTCCCGGTGGGTAGATCAGTAAAGGCCCATCCGCCACCATCGTCATCCCATTCGGCGAGCTGGCCGGTGTGCCCGGACCAAGCGCCAGTCGCTCCGGCCGGCACGTAGTAACGGTCTCCATTCTGAGGTCCTGGGCTGCCGCCGGGTGGGGTGGTGGTGGTGGCGCTGATAACCGCGGGCGTGTCGTCGTCATCCAGCACGGGGGCGCCCACGTTTGGCGTGTCGCCCGGCGCCGGCACGATGGACAGTCCAGTACCGGTGCTGTACTGGAATATGTCCTCGATCGCCTCGATCGTGATCGTGTTGTCCTGCAGCGTGCCCCGGCCGATCTTCAGCGCGCGGAACACGCGCTCGGTGCAGTCGCGCTCGGGCCATGTGAGCCGGAACAGGTCCTTGACGCTCAAGTCCCAGGCCGCCCGGTTGATCGTGAACTGGATCTTGGTCAGCGGCATCGACCGCGCAGCCAGCTCGCGGCCCAGCGTGGCGCGCGCGATGTCATGGTTGCGGATGCCGGGGAACTCTACGATCTCCGGGATCCGGCTGCCCTGGGCGTCCACGTTGCCAAGGTCCTGCGCGCTGATGGCCGTGGGCTCCAGTGAGTCCGGGTCGGTGTAGATCACGGTCACCTCGTTGACCGTCTCACCCCAACCGCGGCGCTCGAAGCGGCGCAGGTCGATCACGTTGGACTGGTCGAAGAGCGGCAGCGTGGAGGCGTCGTAGCCACCACGGAACAGCGTGAGCCTGTACTTGCCGGTGTCCAGCCGCAGGGAGAGCGAGCCGTTCACGTGGTTCAGTACCACCTGCAGAAACTGCTCGATCGAACTGGTCTGATTCCAGATCAGGTTCAGGCCGAACGACTCCGCCACGAAGGTATCGGCCGCCTCGGTGAACGTGGCCTCATCGATCAGCGCAGTGGAGATGCCCATGCCCCATTCGCTGTCCGTGAGAACCTGGTAGATGATGTGCGCGGGGTTCATCGCGCCGTCCACAGTGGCCGCGGCCGGGTACCACACGGTGCCCTCCCAGCCGGCCAGGATGCGCGTGACGCGCACGCCGAATGGGCGCAGCGCCTCCGAGTTGCCGATGTACCCCAGGCGCCGCGAGAACGCGAACGGGACAGCAGGCGCTCCGGCACCGGTCTTCCAAACGAAGCATGTCACGCCCCGGTAGGCCGGCACGTCCGCGCCCTGCTGCGCGTCCAGGTAGGTGTTGACAGGCTGGGTCGATGCTCCCATCTCGATGTCGAACTCACCGTACAGACCACCCCCGCGGGACTCGCCTCCGAATAGATCCGGAAGATCGATCTCACCCGAGTCGTTGCTGGTGATGGAACCGGTCCAGGCGATGTTCTTGTCCACCCGCACCCGGGTGACAGCGTCCACCGGTCCGTGGCAAAGACCGAGGTGGAACCCGATGTGGTACTTGAACCCGACCGTAACCTTGGAGAAGCCAGATCGCTTCTTGATCGGTACGATGCTCAGGTCTCCATACCACAGGACGTTCGGCCCCGTGATCTCGATGTCGCCGAACACCACCGGGATCGCCCGGCCCTCCTCGGCGGTGGGGAAGCTGAAGTCCTCGATGCTGGCTGACTTCGGGGCCTTTGGCTTGGGCGCCAGCGCGATGCTGAGGATCAGCGTGACGATGTAGAGGATGGTCGCGGGATCCATATCAGAACACCGATCCGCCGCTGAATGGGTTGCGCGGCGGAATGAACGGGAAGCCGCCGAAGTTGATGACGTTGTTGAACGTCGCGACGCACACGTCGCGCGTGCGGGCGCAGCCTGGCGCCACGGTCACCACCGAGGTAGCCAGCAGCGAAGCGATTGGGTGCGTCATGGTGACAGTGTCGCCGACATGGTCACGGATCCCGCGGCGCTCCACCACGCCTGGGCTGGACTCGAACGACAGCTTGCCGCCGGAAAAGTACCCGTCCGGATGGGACGCGAAGGTGGGTGACGTGACGTCGAACCCTGCTGACTCCAGGCCATTGAGCACGGCCACCTCCTGGAAAATCGTCTCCTGCGCGCGGCATGCCGGGCCGTAGAGCAGGTGTGGACAGTTGCGCGAGAAGATGCGGCGCAGGCCCGGCGTGCGCATGCGCGTGAAGACGCTCTCGCACGAAAGAGAGCTGGACCCAACCGACCAAACCGTATTGAGCACGCGGCCGATCCAGATCGTGGCGTAGTCGCCCGGGTTCGTGGTGTGCATGCGGTAGATGATGACGGTGACAACGTCGCTGGGCGGCGCCACCTCGAACAGCCGCGACACCGCGAAGTCCTCCGGCGCGGTGATGGTCATCGAGCTCTTCAGCACGTCGCTGCTGTCATCCACCTGGCTGCGCGACAGCGCCGTCTGCATGTACGTAGCCGACTGAAACTCGATGTCCGCATCGGCCGAGGTGTAGCGGAACGTCCCGCCCGAGTAGCTGAACAGGTACAGCTCCACCGGGGCCCCGGATTCGACGCTCTCCTCAAAGTCGGCGAATGGCACGCGCTACTCCTTGCAGGTCACGAGGGCGATGCTAACCGACGCGTCTCCCAGGCGGCGGTGCTGGATCTCGGCCTTGTCGTCGGCGATGCGCACCAGGTTTACGAACTCGATGCGCTCCACGTCGGCCACGGTGATGGGCGCCAGCGGATCGAAGGCTGAGTCGATGGTCAGCACCTCCTGCGTGCCGTCCACCTCCGAGTCGGTCACCCTGCGCACGATCGCCGTTCCGTCAACCAGCACCAGCCGCACGTCAGCGAATGGGGTGCGCGACTGCATCAGCGCGGTGTAGCCACACTCCTCGATTCGGAACGTGGTGGCTGCTGGGCCGATGGTGGCGGCCAGCACCAAGTCGGCCCGGAACGATGGCAGCCAGAATGAAACCCGGCTCCCGGCCAGCGCGTGCAGGAGCTGGCGAATGCGCCACGTCTCGGCCAGGCTGTTCGAGTCCCATACCTTGCGCGTGCGAAAGCGGCTGCGGTCCACCCGACTGGTCTGGTAGACCCGGCCAGAGTCGGTGTCCAGCACGATCACGGGCCGATCCCACGCGTCGCCGTCGCCGGCCTCGACCAGGTTGCAGTCATCCAGCAGCACCTTGCTGTCGTACGTGGATGATCCAGAGGTGGACGCAAGGTCGTTGCCCACGATGGTCACGAACTCCATCGCATAGACGCTCCCGCCGCCTGGCAGACGCGGCGTGCTGGGCACGCTCTTGGCGTAGACCGTACGCGCCGGCATTACCAGAGTGCCGGCCGGGTAGGCAAGCGTCAGCTCGCTGGCCAGGTCCAGGCTGCTGGCGTTGACGGTCTCAATCTCCACGGCCTCGTAGGCTGTGTCGCTGGAGTAGATGAAGACCAGACCGGTCGCCCGAAAATCTCCGGAGGCCGTGTCCACCGCGATACTGGTGGCGCCCACCATTGACGGTGCCGTGGTGCGCCGCGCCTCGAACCACAACGGCAGCGCGAACACGCGTGCCAGCCAGTCGAACAGCAGCGCCTTCGCCAGCCGCTCCACCGCCGCGAACTTGATGAAGTTCATCCTCAGGCGCTGGCGCGGGGTGGTGCGGATGCTCATGCGCTGTTCGGTGCCGTCGTAGGCCTCCATGACGTTGGTGGACCACTCCAGCGTCTCCAGGATCTCAGGCTGCGGCTGGAACGGCCACAGCACCACGCGCTGGCCGGTGACAGGCACGTCCTGAGGGCCGACGTCGAACTCCAGCGTGATGGTGCCGTCGATGGATGCAGGGCCTTCGGCGGCTATACCGACCTGCAGCAGGAACGACCCGAACGAATGCAGCAGGTATGGCGAAGGCGGCGAGCCGAAGGCCGGCAGGTTGTTGAACGTCAGGCCCGTCACGTTAGTGATGGCGCTGAGCCATTCGCGCTCTGTCAGGTACAGGTTCGCGATCTCCAGCGTGCGCGTCTGGTTGGACAGTATGTTTCCCAGGTCCAGCCGTGACGGGATGATCAGGATGTGGCCGAACAGCAGGTCGTCCCATGCCGGGTGCACGTGCCCAGCCAGCGCATGCGATTGGCGCGACGTCGATGCGCGCGGTCCAACGGTGCCGGTGATGGTGGCCACCTCATCCAGAGTGGCAATGGCTATGGCGCCAGGAGAATCTATGCCGTCGTCCAGGCTGCTGGTCAGATCCTGCTTGTACAGATCAGGCAGCGGGAACAAAAAGCCGTCGTAGGCTGTCATGGACGCACCAGGTAGGCCAGCCCGTAGTACCCGCTGTTCTCCACGTTCAGCTGCGCCGTCGGCAGGCCCTTGGTGGCCACTGGGAAAACGAGCCATTCGTCGGCGCCGATAAAGTAGCTCTCGCCCGGAGCAAAGTTCCTCAGGTTGATCTCTGCTACGTCAGGCACGCGGCCGGCGCACCGCGTGGTGATCGGCGTATCTGTGGTTGTAACTGGCCATACCGTCACCGGGTTGAGTGCCACCAGACCAGAAAACGCTGATTCCTGGATCGACCGGAAAAGAGTACCGAAACCTCCGCGCACAGATCCTCGTGCACGACGCCGTATGACGCCATTGAATGTGGCCTGCAGTGGCGCAACCCATTGGAACCCGCCACCCTCGTAATGCAGTGTCCACTGTCCGCCCTGAGCTGCTGACGATGACCCGTCGAATGGCACGGTGTGAGTGGTAGCGTTAGGAGTATCTATTGTGCTGTTGTCGGTGGTCCATCTGTGGGATGC